ATTACTGCATCTTCCCTTCAAGAATCTGCGCCTTGCGATCTTCGGTGAGGATTCCTTTCGCCACCAAATAGCCAAGTGCATCCTGCGTCGATTGCAGGTTCAAATCAACGTAGGTCAATCGCGGGTCTCCGACGATCTCCATGAAATCGTCGATTACCGGATCATTCACTCGAGCCGATTTGATCGCAACCCGCTCTTGTGGCGTGAACAACAGCTTGAACTCAACCGGCGAGACACGCGGTCGCTGAACGGGTTGGCTGATAGGCTCTGGCGCTGGTTCAGGTGCTGGCCGTTTCACCAATGCCCCATCTACCCAACCGTCGCCATTTTCGGCCTCGTCAGGAACGTCGGTGTTGTAAAGCTCGGCAACCTCGGGTCGGTACAGCTCGTTCGGGTCGCCGGGGCAAATGTCACGAATGACGCCGTTTTCGATCCATGCTTTTTTCATGATCAATATCCTTCCGTCCATGCGAGAAGAACCATTCCGTTTCCGCCTGACCCGCCTGAATAGCCGCCCCCACCTCCTCCTCCAAGGCCGCCGCTTCCTCCAATTGATGAGACCCCGCCGCCACCGCCGCCACCGCCAATTCCACCATATCCGCCGACAATACCGCTATCGCAACCCCCACCCCCGCCGCCAATACCGCCAGACCCGCCTAAGTGTCCACCACCGCCGCCGCCTCCAATGCCGCCGCTACCGCCAGTTCCTCCTGTACCACCGCCTCCGCCTCCCCCAGAACCATTAAAGATACCTGGGGTAATGAAAGACAACAGATAATTAAAATCTACGGATGTAACGCTCGTGCTTGACCCGTTACCAGCAGTACCAGAGTTATTACCAATGCCTGCGATATTGAATGTGCCGGGGCCGCCATTTGTACCTTGATCCGTGGTGGAAATCGCGTTACCAATTACGCCAGATCCAGCACTGCCACCGCCTCCAGTGCCGACGTTTCCGGTGCCCCCACTGCTACCGCCATCACGATCTCCACCCTTATATAGTCCACCGCCGCCGGTTCCAAAATTTGACAGCGAGCCGGTCGCCGTGCTTGGGATGGAGCCGCCTTTCCCTCCAAAACCGCCTCCGCCTGTACCAAAGTTGCTATGTGCGGCGTTCCCGTCCATCGTGCCGCCCTGTCCACCAGCTCCGAAGATTGAACCGGCACCGCCACCGCCAAATCCGCTTCCATTCGACGTGTTAGCTACTGTTTTCCCGCCTCCCGAACCTCCTGATGCTGTAAAAGCACCGCGCATACTCGGGGAAACCGAACCTGATCCACCAGAGCCACCGGCTACCGCCGCCGCTGTCCCGCTTGCTTGGGTAAGCCCCGCTCCGCCACCCGTCGCGGACAGCAAATTCCCAATGGATGATGTTCCTCCTGCGATCCCGTTTGAGGCTCCGGTTACCACCGCTCCGCCAGTTCCTACGGTGATCGTTGGCAATGTCTGACCAGGCACAACGTCGATGATGCCCATCGCAAAACCGCCGCCGCCGCCGCCAGTTCCAGTGCCTCCACTACCACTTCCTCCAGACCCGCCCGCGCCGACGACGACCGCAAAAACCTGATAGACATTCTGCGGAACTACGAAATCGTTGTAGGTCCCTGGGATTATGTAGGCTTTGACATTCTTCCAATACGGCGGCGCAACGCGCGTAGGCGCATTAGGCGGGAGAGGGTATCCATAGCTGCCCTTGTTCATTAGAAGTCTCCTCCGCTGATAACAGTGACTCGGAACGTTTCTGCGTTATTCGTCGCAACCTTCAAGGCTGAGCTAGAGTCAAGCACCAACCCGTTATCAAAAACAACATCAGCAGACCATGCAGGAACTGCCGACGAAGGAGTCAATGGAAGCACTGGAATTTCTCGGATCAGCGAAGAATTGACGAAGAATCGAATCATTCCTGCCGTTGTCGTACCGGTTGCAGTGATGTTCACCCGGTCAACGCGCGAGCCACTCGCCCCCGCAGTCAGGAGCGTGGCTAGTGTGCCCGTGCCGTCACGGTTTGCGTTGGCTGTCGAAATGGTAACGGACGGCGATTTCGGCGTGCCGACGTATTGCGGATTAGATGCCATATCAGATCACTCCTTGGGACATGAGGAGGAATCCTGGTGTGCCAAGGCCCCAGGAAGCCACTCCATTTTTCGATGTAAGAACGTATGGCGTGCCGTCATTGGGTTGAGCCGGCAGCGCCGCTTGGAACGCTTGTTGGACAACAAACGCAGTCGTAGCGATCTTGGTGCTGTTGTCACCGAGTGATGGGGTAGGTGCAGTTGGCGTGCCCGTGAATGACGGAGAGTTAATCGGGGACTTCGTGGCGTCCACTGATGCCCGAATTGCGGCCTCCGCCGACGTGCTCGCATCAACATATGCCGTACTCGCGGCCTTTGTCGAATTGTCGCCTTGGGCTTGCGTTGTAACGTTGACCACAGCGGCCGTGAAATCATGCGTACCGCTGTAGGTGTCGCCGTTTCGGTTCGCTCGGTCGTTTCCGCTGACCAGATAGAAGCTCGCGCCGTCGTAGTAGGCCGCGACAATCCCGCCGCTCTCAATATCACCAGATTTGAGCGCCGTCGCATCAACCGCAAGCAAAGGCTTAGCAGTTAGGCTATTGATCGCTAGCGTTGCTGCTCCCGTATTGGCGTGCGTCGCCTTGAACAGCACCAGCATGGAGGCCGTATAGGCTGCCGGCGATGGGCTGATGGTGACTACGTAGTCGCTGGCCGTTGCGCCCTGCGCTTCGCTTCCTGTCACGATGACCATGCCAGGGAAACCGGCGAAGCTGTTTTGCAGCACCGACTTAATCATCCGCAGATGATCGTCTCCCTGGCTCTTGGGGTCTGTGGATGTTGGGTTTGTCGCATCAAGATTAGCGACATAGGATGCAGTCTCAAGCGGCATACTCAGTCCCCGCTGTAGAAGTTGAACGATCCGCTGCGAAGGCCGAGATCGGTTCGGAGCGTTGCGCCGCCTACATGATCGACGCTACGGGCATTTGTGAGCGCGGCCTGGTACTTTTGTTCAGCGCCCTGCGCCAGCGCAACATCCCGGATGAACATTGCCGCCTCATGGCAAGCCCCCCACAAATACAGCGCCGGGAAACGCTTAAGGATCACGTTCGTCGGGTTGCTATCCGATAGCGGGTCGATGGTGTTCTGATAGAAATAGTCGACGGTGTACGCGCCGTTCGGGGTTGGGTGCAGCACCAGATAGGCGCCATCGAACGCGATGAAATTAGGAAGGCTTGTATATTGCTCGAAAGCGTATTTCTGAGCCAGCACGCGAGCCGGGACGATTTGCATCGGAGTAGATGCTGGCTCTTTGCGGCGAGCGTACTCGATGCTTATCATGCCGGATGGAGCGTCATATGTACGCTGACCAGCCACTGTAACAATCTGCGCCTCAGACCGCAGTAATGCAATGTCACTGATGTCCTGACTCAGCCGCGATTCAGTGAGCGCGATGAAGTCAGGGATGCGAGCACTCAAATCCGAGCGGTGCATCCAGTCGGCAATCGCATCCTTCAGTTCTGAGTACGTCGAGATCATTTGCGGCTGCCTCTGGTTTCCCGTTTACCCGGGCCATCATTATCGCCCATCTTCTTCTCGTTGAGCGAAATATAGCCGCTTCCAACGTATGTTTTTTCTTCCTCGGTGTCGTAAATGATTACGAAATCCGAGTAGTCATCCCACGTCTTTTGCCTGAACAGCACTTTGGGGTACTCTTGCATTTGCACCATAGCGGTAAAGCCCGGCCCATATTAGGGGCCGGGCATCATCTCATCAGTTAGACAAGATTCGGCAGGCAAGCTGCGGCCGGATCGTCTTGTAGCCGTACAGAACATCAATACGACACGGCAGGGCGTCATTGTTGATGTCGTAGGCGCGGACGATCCGCATGCTGATGCCGTCGTAGACCTCACGAGCCGAGAAGTCAACACCCTTCGGCATGATGAGGTCGGCAGTTGCGAAGGCGAAGGCATCTTGATGGAACACCAGCGAAGGCTTGTAGACCGCGCTTGCGCCGCCGATCTTGTTCACCGCCGCGCCGTTCGGGATGCCCGATGCCGTAACGTTTTGCATACCGCCAGACGTGTAGACAGCCGGGGAGATCGAGATCGCACCAGCGCCACCGGCGTAATCCGCCGTAACGACGAACTGTTGCAGCACGCCAGTATCGGCCTTGGTTTCCGGATGCACGCGGTTGCAGCCCGCGAAGGTGATGATGTCGCCCTTCTTAAACGTCGTGGAGCCGGTCGCAAGCGTCACGGTAGACGAGCCGTTGGTCGTAACCGCACCGTTCACGGTATAGCCAGTGGAAGCCGCCGATGTGCCGGTCGCCTGAGTCGGAAGCAGGGTGTTTTCGTAGAAGTCAAACCCCGCTGATCGGCCCATTTTGCCTTCGCGGTATTGCTTGGCGACCTCACCGCTGTCCTGGAACAGTCCCTTGAGGGTATCAACAAGGTCGACCTGATCCTGCGTGTTCAGCAGGGCCGTGCGATTGTTGTCCATCGGGGCAAGGTTATCGTTGAGCACCTTGCGACCCATCAGAATCTGCCGGAGCGCGATTGCAGAGCCGATATTGTTGACGTTGTTGTAAACGTCAAGGAACATCGACATCGCGTCAGATTCGATATTGGCCGCAAGAACAGCCATTGCCGGTTCAAGAATTCGCTGGCTGAAGTCGTCAAGGCTCAAGGTAAGTTCAGCAGAACTGAAGTTGACATCAACGCCTTTCTGCGTGCCGACAGTCAGCGGCACTTGGTTTTCCGTCGTGTCTTGCGCTGAGAGCGTCTTGCCTGTGCGAACCGTATATTGGTTCGGCAGGCGAATCTTCATCGTATCGCCGATCTTTGCGCCAGTTTTGGCAAAAGAGTCGTCGTACTGCCGATTGATGTTCCCGACAAAGTTAAGTTTTTGATGAAGCACGCGCAAAGCTTCGCGCGTGATCATCTGCGGAGTGAGAATCGTATTAGCCATGATTGATTACCGTCCTTTTGATTTCCGAAGTTGTTCGCTACGCGCCTTCATCCAGTCATTGATTGGAAGCGATCCCATATCACGCCGGGCGGGGGCATTGGTCCCGCCGACCTTCGTGACGGGCTTCGCCGCCTGATTGGATTGTGCGCTTCCCTGTTGCTTTTTAAGCAACTGTGCGCCGACCATCGCGTTATGCAAGACCTTGACAATGCGCGGGTCTACGATCTGCGCCAGTTCCTGCGGCTGGAATCCGTATTCCTTGGCCGCGAACTCATTGATCTGCTTCGCTACGTCCGGCCCCCAATTGGGGATTTCGCGCTTCAGAACCGCATGGCCTTCTTCGAGCCGCTTGACAATTTCTTGCTGCGTCTCGAAAGCTCTCTGCTGCTCCATCTGTTGCACTCGCGTTGCAACCTGTTGCCGCGCGTCTTTCAGCTGCGTGTATTGCATCCACAGCTTTTGCGCTTGCACCGGGTCGGTATCGGACAGTTGCTGCCAGTTGATCTGATCGAACTGCTGCAATTGCTGATCCAATGCCGTCACCGTTGCCAGCGCCTGCACTTGTTCTGCATTTGCTTGCTGGAACCGCGTTTTCTCGGCCTCTGCCGCTCGGCGTAGTTCCGCAAGCTCCTGCGTCTTGCGCGTGTAGTCCGCCTGCATCATCAAAGCGCCTTTCAGCGCCTTGGGCACGCGGTACTTTTTGCCGTCTACATCGACCTCTTCCTCTTCCTCATCCGGCTGATTGGCTTGGCCGTCTTGCGGCTGCTCATCCTCTGGAGATTCTTCGGAAATGGTCTGATTTTCGTCGGCTTGTGCGACTTCATCCGGCAATTCGTCGGATTCCGGCTGATTGGTCGCGGTTACTTCACTCATTGATCACTCCTAGCGGTTGGTGACATAAAAAAGTTTCCTTCTGGCTGCTCGGGCTGAATCGGAGGCGCAACAGGCAAAATGTCCGGAGACGATAGCACCTGCTGCACCGTCTGCAATACAAGAGCCTGCACTTCTTGCGGATTCATACC